GCTGTGATAGTGACATATTTTTTCCAATAAATACAAAGAAAGTTAGAACTATTTATATGGCTTATTCAGGAAAATACAAAGTTAAAAACCCAAAGAAGTACGCTGGAGATCATACCGGTGTTATATTTAGATCAATGTGGGAAAGACATTGCTTTAAATGGTGTGATGAAAATCCAAAAGTAAAGTCTTGGTCGAGTGAAGAGGTCGTGGTTCCATACTATTACGATGGTGATAAGCGGTATCATAGGTACTTTCCAGACCTTAAAATTGTAATGGAGAATCAAACTCTATTGGTTGAGATTAAACCTGATAAAGAGACTAGACCTCCAAAGGGACAGAAGCGTACAAAGAAATATATTAACGAAGCTTTTACTTATGTAAAGAATATGAATAAGTGGGAAGCTGCACAAAAGTATTCTGTGGATCGTGGCTGGCAGTTTCAGATATGGACTGAAAAGACTTTGCAGGAAATGAAGATCATGCCAAAATATATTAAGCCGCTAAAACCTCTCGGGCCCGTGAGAAAAAAGAAAAAATAGTATATAAATAGTGCTATGAGTAATATATTTCAAAAGCTAGAGTTCGAAGCATTTCGAGCAGGTATCACGCCACGTAGTAAAGAGTCAATGAACTGGTTTCGCCAGAAGGCTCAGGCTATGGGCAGAGTAAATCGTAATGCGCTGATGAAAGAAGAACCGGTTGAATTAAAAAGCCGTGGTATTGCAGGAAACATGTACATGTATTTCTACGATCCTAAGACAAAAGAAAAGCTACCGTACTATGATAGCTTTCCATTAACAGTTGTTGTAGGTCCTGCGCCAGGTGGATTTTACGGTTTAAATCTACATTATCTTCCTGCAACACTTCGTGCAAAATTACTTGATGCACTAATGGATATTGCAAGCAATAAAAAGTTTGATGAAACAACAAAATTTCAAGTGACATATAATACTCTAAAACAAACATCTTCGTTAAAACATTTTAAGCCGTGTTACAAACACTATTTAAATTCTAACGTACGAAGTAGATTTGCATATGTACCTCCACCTGAGTGGGAGATCGCAACGTTTTTACCAACCGCTGATTTTCAGAAAGCTGGTAGATCTAAAGTATACAAAGATTCTAGGAGTATGATTTAATGCCATTATCAGTTGATGACTTAAAAGGTGCAGTACGCAGCGGTCCAGCCAGAAGTAATATGTTTCAGGTTAACCTGCCGGCGTTGCCTGGACTGGCTCAGGCAGATACTCGAGGTCTTAACCTTCTGTGTAGAGATATACAATTACCTGGTAGACAAGTACTATCAAACGAACGCGTAATCGGAATGAAACAAATCAAAGTAGCATATGGTTATGCTGCTGAAGATGTTTCAATGACATTCTTAGTCACAAATGATTATGGCGTAAAAACGTATTTTGAACACTGGCAAGAACTTGCTGCAAATCATATTACAAAAGAATTGAATTACCCGACTACATATACGCGTGACGTAACTATACATCAGTTAAAGCACGGCTTAGCATATGATATACCAGGGTTTTTTGATCAATCATTTTCTTTTGGTCCTTTTAACATTAGCCTTGATGCTGATGTGTATTCTGACGAACAGAAGATATATAGTTGTAAACTAGTAGATGCATTTTGCACTACTATGAATGCAATACAATTAAACAATGATCCGAACGGATTAGTTGAACTGAATGTCCAGTTATCGTATAAAGACTGGTTTGAAATTTAAGCTTATGAGGTTATATAATGGCTTTACCAAAAATAAACACGGCACCCAAATATGAAGCGGTAGTTCCGTCGACGAAACAAACAGTGAGATTTAGACCTTATCTCGTAAAGGAAGAAAAGGTTTTAATGATGGCAATGGAAACACAAGACCAAAAGCAAGCAATGGCTGCGGTAGTTGATACTATAGAAGCTTGTGTGTCGGATCCAATTGAAAAAAATAAATTAACAACATTTGACGTAGAATATCTTTTTACAAGAATTAGAGCTAAGTCGGTTGGTGAAACAGTAAAGGCCGGTTTAAAATGTGAAAGTTGTGAACATCCAAATGAAATGGTGATTCCGATTGAAGAGGTTACAATAGATGTTCCGGATATTGATAATAAATTAGAGATTGCTGATAATATCAATTTAGTTATGAGATGGCCAAGATATAATGATATTACAGATTTAAGTGATTTTAAAAGTCAAACCGAAATGACATTTGCTATGATAGAACGATGTATTGAATCAGTTGAAACCGCAGAAGAAAAGATTATGTTTAAGGATGAATCTGCAGCTGATAGACAAGCTTTCATTGAATCACTATCTGGTGATCAATTTACAAAGCTAAGAGAATTTATGGAAGCAATGCCACAAATGAAACATACATTAGAATTTAAGTGTGGAAAATGTGGCCATGATAATAATGTTGAATTACAAGGTATGCAGGATTTTTTGTAGTATGCCTTTCTCACGAGTCCTTGGTTGGACACTATAAAACGAATTTTAGTTTGATGCAACATCATCATTATTCGTTAAGTGAAATAGAAAACATGATGCCGTGGGAAAGGGAGATTTACTTAACATTATTGATAGAACATATCAGAGAAGAAAACGATAAAGCTAAACAACAAAAACGAAATTAGGTAGAACGTAATGTCAGCAACATTAGATGACGTCATGCGAGTCATGCTCTCGCAAGAGCAAAAGCAGGATGATACAACTTCTGCTATTAACGACTTAGGACGTGTTTTTAAGAAACAATTTCTAAAAGACGAACGCGGAGCTCCAGATAGAATGGAAGCTGAACGTGAAGCCAAAAAAGCAGGCTCTGGTGAATTTGATCTAAGCAAGATAATGGCATTTCCAGGATTAGATGACTTAACTAGTGGTGTCAATTCGCTGGTTATGATGGCCGGGAACCTTGCTAAAATGGTTGCCGGACTTACTGCTGCTGTTGCAGGAGTTCTTCTTGCCTTTGAAGGAATTAGAGGATGGGAACTTGACGCTATTAAAAACATAAAATCTGTAGGGACAAGATTAAGAGGATTATTTCCTGGAGCTATTGCTACAAGAATCGGCGATGCTATGGATCTTCTAAGAGTAAGCGTTGCTAGATTTTTTGGCATAGATCCAATGAATGGAAAACTTTTAGCAAATGGTTCTAGAGTTGGGCCAAAAGGATTTATTCCTAAGGTGGCATATCCAAAAGGTTTTACTCAAATAATAGGTGAAGCCTTTGATTTATTTAGATCAAGCATCTTGACAAAATTTGGTATTGATCCAGCAACCGGTAAAATGCTTAAATTAACAGGAGACGCTGCTGAAGATGCATCACCTATAGCAAGAGTAATTGGTAGAGTTGGAATACAACTAAACAGTTTGTTTAGGCCGGTACGAGCTATGGCAAGTGCCTTAGGAGGTTTCTTTAAAGGCGACATATTTAAAGGCATCTCAAAATTTGTTGGTGCAGGCGGTAGATTAATTCTTGCTGTATTCAAAAAAGTATTCTACCCAATCGGCCTGGTGTTTGCTGCATTTGATGGTATAAAAGCTTATATGGAAAGCGATGCGCAAACTGTAATTGGTAAATTAGGTGAAGGCATCGGCGGCTTTGTTGGTGACTTTATCGGTGCACCATTCGATCTTTTGAAATCAGGAATTAATTGGATCTTTGACAAAATATTTGGCGTGAAAAGAGATGAAAATGGAAAAGTAACTACTGAAGGATGGGCAAGCTGGGCATCTACTAAAATGTCAGAATTTAGTTTTGAAGAAACTATTGGAAATTTAGTTGCTGCACCATTTAAAGTAATAGAAGCTGCATATTTGTTTGTAAAAGATTTATTTACAAATCCGAAAGAAGCATTTAAGAATCTTTGGACAAACTTAACTGGTATTGCTCCAGGTCTTTTTAAATTTGGAGAATATATTTTTGATAACTTAGTAATGCCGGCATGGAATTGGATTACAGGAATATTCAAAGAAGATCCATCACAAGAAAGTAAAGGGTTTTCCGTGGCAAGTCTTTTTGATGGGCCAATAGAATTTGTTAAAAATATGGCTGATACTGTAACAAATAAGTTAGATGATATTCTAAA